CCAAGGGTACATTCCTCAAGCGCGACGAATGGATTAAGAACCATTTCACGCCGCCCATCAGCGCCATGTGGAACGGTCCTGACAGCCGTGGCGCATACGTCCGCGTCAACCCATGCTTCGATGAGAGTGGTTCTGATTCCGGCGTGGCAGCGTTCCGCCATGTGCTGGTCGAGATGGACGAGAAGACCAAGGACGAGCAATGGACAATCCTCAAGGAGTCGAAGCTGCCGATGTCCGTCGTCATCGATTCCGGTGGCAAGAGTTTGCACGGCTGGGTACGCGTCGATGCGGCGAACAAGGAGGAATGGAACGAGCGTCGTGATGTCGTTTATCGCCAGTTAGAGGCTCTCGGCATCGATCCGAAGAACAAGAACGCGAGTAGATTCAGCCGGTTAGCCGGTGTGATGCGCGATGGCAATGAGCAGAAGCTGTTGGCCATCAATGTGGGTGTCGTGAACTGGGATGCGTTCACGGACTACCTAGAGTCGCAGGACATGCCTCAGGAGTTCTCGCTCGATAGCATCATCGAGTACGACCCGAAGAATGATCCTGACAATCTGATCGGCGACAGATGGCTACGTCGCGGATCTTCGCTTCTATTCGTCGGCCAAAGTGGTTGCGGCAAAAGCTCGATGGCCGCGTATCAGGGGATGAAGTGGGCGTCCGGTGAAGCGTGGTTTGGCGTAAAGCCTGTCCGGGCGTTAAAAGTGGCTTACATCCAGGCGGAAAACGACATCGCCGATCAGCATGACGCTCTCAAGGGGGCGGCTCAGATGACGTTTGGAAAGGAGAACTGGGAGCAAGGATTGCGGAGCGTTGACATGCTCTTCTTCCGCGAAACGGTTCGAACCGGAACAGACTTCGCCACAATGCTCCGCCGTCTCGTTCGCAAGACCAAGGCTGACGTGGTTTACATCGATCCGCTGCTCTCCTACATGGGTGGCAATCCTGCGGACATCGAGGTCTGCGCGAACTTCACACGGCATCTGCTCCAACCGATTATGATGGAGACAGGTGTTGTCCTGGTGCTTGTCCATCACTTCCCCAAGCCGAAGGGTAAGGATGACAAGCCTGAGAGCGTGGCAGATTTGGCCTACTCAGGATTTGGATCGTCGGATCTAACGAACTGGGCGCGCGAGGTGATTGTGATGAAGGAGGTTGGCTTCAACAATCCGCGCAAGTTCATGCTTGGCATGGCGAAACGAGCTGACCGTTCCGGCATGACGGACAAAGACGGAAAAGTCACCGGATCGATTATGATCCAGCGTGGTACAGGCGGCGACATCTCATGGAACTACGCGGAACCTGAGAAGTTCGTTGTGGATAAGGAGTCGGTTAGTAGGAAACCGTACTCCAAAGGACGATATCCTAAGCGTTAGCCTTCTCACGCTCGGCACGGCGACGACCTTTCGCAGCGAGCGATTGGAACTTCGCCTTGCCTAGCTTCTTGCGTCCGATGTAAGCCGCAAGTGCGCGAGGTTCTCTCACACCCTTCTTCTCAAGACTGCCGATCAGCTTCTCGTAACGACCGCCACCGCCAAGTTTCATCTTGTCCATAAATTCAAATAGGGTTTGAGGTTAAAACCGACAGAACAATCGCCAGAATCCATGCAGCGCAGCTCCAATACTTGGGCGTCGTCTTGTCCTTCGCACTCGCGCAGTTATGCCGCGCGCGGAAGTTCTTCCGACGCTCAGGATTGTCGCGTTTGATTTCCATGTTCGGATCGCCGAAGCGAACCTTGACGACGTTTCCTTTGTCGTTCTTGACGTACACCGCGCTCTTCTTCCGCTCGCCAGGAGTGTAGAACGGCTTGTTGAGCGTCACCTTACGTCCCTTGTAGGTGTTACCTTTTTTGGAGAGGGAGGTTTTCATGGCAGTTCGTTTTCAACCTCAAGCGCCTGCCTGTACTCTTCAGAGTTTTTCCCAAACTCTTGCCTGATGGATTTAACAGTTTGAGAGGTGACATCTCGAAACAGATCGAGTGTCTGAGGGTTTGAAAAGGTAACAAACCTTCCAGCGTCGATGTCTTTGATCGGAGTCATCGCAATTTTTCGAAGCTCTGGGTTGGTCAAAAATTTTGACGCAAACTTGTACCTTACGGCTGGCGCACTGGTAACCACACGGGACAAAAATGAAAGCGCAGCCGGAAGAGTTCCTTGAGCAATGTTTCCACCTTGATATCCGACAAAAATATAATTGATCAGCCCACGATTCACATCGGACGCAGTTTTAGCTGGAACAGGAGTTTCAGCTATTGCCCGAGCAACTTTTTCAAGCTCCTGCCGTCCGCTGGTTCCAAGCAGCGTGTTGGCAGTTTCAAAGAATGGGCTAGCCACTCTTCCTGCGGTTCCAGGGCCAGCAGGTACACCAGCAGAAACCAAATTCAATAGCTTTTGGCCATCAATGATATCTCCCGTTTTCGACTGATTCAACAGATCGTCAATGAAGAGCGATTGAACATCGCGCAGCACATCAGGCTTTCTGGAGGAAAGTCGTGAAACAAGATTTGCGATTTTTGGTTGATTATTTGGATCTGAAACAAACTTTGAAATATCGAACGAATTCCTCTCTACAAGTTTGTCCAAACCGAGTTTTGAAAGCTCCGCCTTTACCGACGCATCTTCCTGAACAGCCCGTTTAGCAAGTTGCTGAAGAGCGTTTTTATCGGTCGTACCGAGCATCTGTTCAACAAATCTAGGATCAGCATTAACAGAAGAAAGATACGCTTCTGGAGATTTAACTGCATTTCTGATATCACCCAAACGCGATTCAGAAATGAACGCGCTTCTCAGGTTTGCATAGTTTGGAAACAGTTTGTTTCGAACCGGCTCCGGCAACCCGTTAATCTTGCTGAACATTTCTCCAACATTGATTCCAGCGCCTTTTCTTCCAGCTTGAGACGCAGTGCTTACAATCGCCTCTTTAACAAGGTCCATCCCTTTCTGCGCGTTTGATGAACCAAGAAGATCCGTCAACATACCAAGATTAGTCTCGGCGTTTGATCCGGTTAGACGCGAGATAATCGCCTCTCCAGATAGTCCTCCGCCTTCTCCAATCTCCTTTAGAATACCCTCGCTAAGGTTTCCCCTGAAACGTGTGATATTTTGGGCGTAGTTTTGGTTTGCAGCACCAAGCGCTTGCTGGAGAGCTGGCGTTTGCGAGACAGCCTGATTGATCTGATTGGCAGCAATCTCAGCAAGCTGAGCTTTTGTCCTGACATCAACCCCCGGCAAAACGCCGGATTGCCGAATCTGTCGAGAAAGGTTGGAAGCAAGATTTCTAGCTTCTTCAAGCGTTGCGGTGCTAACAAGATCCTCAGCCGCTGCAAGTGCCGCACGTTGGCCAGCAGGAGCGGCAATTACCGAAATGTTTCCTCCGGTGGCTTTTGCGAGATTTAATCCTGCCGAGTTGGCGTAATCAATCAGTGGTTGAAGATCAACGGCAGTTTGAGAGTATTCTGGAAGCGATTTTGCCTTGGTGTATGCCGCATTCCAAGATGTCCTAGCCGACTCAAGGGAGTTTTCAGCGAGGTCTTTAAGATCGTTTCCAATTGAAGCAACGCTTCTTCCTGGCGCAAAAAATGACTTTCCAACCTGAAGCACACGTTGTTCAGCGTTGTTCACGGAGTTTGCGGCTCTTGAGGCAAAGTCGTTCACAGCCATTTCCGCTTGCTTACCAAGCCCCTGACGCTGCGGATCAAGAATATCAAAAACCTGCCTGCTGATTTCTTGGGGGGTACGGTTTCCTCTCGGCGTGTTAGCGGCTCGATGCAACGCAAGTTCGTAAATCTGCGTCATCGCTTCAGGATCAGGTTCTGCTCCTTCTAAAGCCATTCTTTTTGAGATAGCCTGAGAATCTATCGCTCCTGCCAAAGAAATTGGAACCTGCTGCCCAGTTGCAGTTTCAATAGTCTGAACTGACCTGAGCATTTTAAGTTGGTCAGAGGTTAGATCAACCGGCCTGAACAAGTTGGCCACAGTCTCCTTGATGAGTGGCAACTTTCCGCCTAATGCTTTTAGCCCAGCCATTCCGACTCGCATTGGCTCTCCAATGACAGGGCCAAGTGCTGTTCCTATTGCGGTTTCTTTAGCAACTTCTGTAACCGCTTCAGTAGGTTCTCCTTTTGCAACAAGTTCTGCGGCTTTTGGAATTGAGGATGCAGCCCCTCCGGTTGCCCCAAGAGTAGCCTGCGCGCCGGTTCTCTGAAGAAGTTTTCCAGCCATTGCTGCGCGAGCAAGAGCTGGGAATCGGGCAGCAGCAATTTCTGGAGCGGCAAAACCAAGGGCTATTGATGCAGCACCTTCTGGAACCGTTTCGTCAAACATCGACGGCGCGCCAGCAGCAGCAAGACGAGCCTCTTCCTGCTGCATCGCCTCGCCCATCCGAGCAGTGTCACTCATTGTCGCTTGCCTGATCTGCTCTGGATTAAGCGCGGAAACAAGACCTTGTTCTTCGCGCCGACGCATCTCTCCAACAGTGGCCGACTGTTTTACAGCCTGATTCAACTGAGCCGTCGATCCTACAGCGGCTTGAACCTGCTCAGGAGGAAGCGCAGAAACCATCCCCTGCTCTTCTCGACGACGCATCTCGGCGATGGTAGCTGGGCCTTGAGATGGCTTAGGTTGGGCGGAGATTCCTTGTGCCACCTCGTAATCAGAAATGGCCTTGAAATCCGCTTCTGTGGGCGGATTCGGATTCGACCAGTTGTATTCCCTGCCAGACGGAGATGTGATTTTTCCCATAATTACGGGGTGTAAATGAATCCAGAAGAAACGTTAGTCGAACCTGTAAACGGAGTTACACCAGCAGGAAGTGACGGAGCGGTTCCGGTCGATCCAGCGGGAGTCGATTGACGCTGCTGACCAAACGGCGTCAGTGGCAGCTTGTAACGGGTGACAAGTTCGTTGGCCAACTTTACCTGCTCTGGAGAGATTTTGCGCTTCGTCTTAAAGTCATCAATCGTACTCCACAGGTTTTCAGCGGCAAATTTAGCAAAGTTGTTGATATCGTTGACAAAGTTTTTACTTCTGATGTCACCGATTGCTGCTTTCAACCGAATCGTTTCAGGCTGTGTTACAGCCTTACCGGAAGTGGCAAACGCCTCTTCATTAAATACCGTGTTAAATCTTTGAAGAAGCTCGTACGCGTCTTTCTCTTCGTCAGTTTTTGATTCTTTTAATCTACGAGAAAGCTCACCAATTTTACCGTCAATAAGGCCAACGTAATTCTGAATTTTCCCTTTTCCGTAAGTTTGTTCAAACTTGTTCAATTCATCAACAAGTCTGGCCGAACCTCTTGCCGTATTCTGATCGCCACGAATTTGACGAGCATCTTCTCCTTCGGGCCATTTCCAATCACTCTGCATCACGGAACCCTTGATCATTGAAGCAGTGCGACCGTCAGCGGGTCCAAACAGCTCTTGCCAATCGTCAACAGCATCATTTGCAATGGTCATTTTCATGCTGTCAGAAGGATTGATGCGCCCTGCTCGACGAGCCTCAACATTGGCGCGAGCAATTTTAATCCGTTCATCAAGCGGAATATTTTTGTCCAATTGATAAACTTCTTCGGACATTTCCGTGCCAAGGTCTTTGATGGTTTTTGCCTCACTCATCCGCTGCCTGATTGCGGGGGCGTTTTTCTGATAAACCTCCTCGTTAATCTCTCCGGTCTGAGGATTAAAAACATCGATGCCCTGATTCTGCATCTCTGTTATGATGTCAGACCTAGTTTTTTCGAACTGTTCACGAGCCTTGATAATTTTAGCTCGCGGAGAATACTGCTGAAGACTCTGATAGGCTCTAGTTGCCTCCTGATTGAAAACCTTTGACCTAAAACGTGGCAGTGCAGGCATTGGAGCCTTCAACTCAGGATCATTAAAATAGGTTCCAACTTCCTCATTGAACTTTTGGAACGCGTCATACTCCGCAGCTTGAGCCTCCTGCTCCGCCAACGCCTGAGCATAAGCGTTCGACTGAATCTTGTTCTGAAGCTCCATGCCCTGACGTTGCAGCACAGACTCCGCCGTCTGCTGCTGAAACTGCTCCATCATCCGCGCCTGCGTCTGTGCGCGGTCGAACAGATTTGCACCTAACTGAAATGCTTGAAGAGATTGGTCGGCCATAATATTAGCGTCCGTAGTTTGAAGAGCCGTACTCCGGGAATAGACTCGTAGAAAGCGGTGTGATATCCGACCTCGTCGGAGTCGGCGCATAAAGATTCGGATAAATCTCAGGATCGTTCTGAGGATTGTACGATGGTGACGGCCCACGTTGGCCAGCCATCAACCCCTGATACATTCCATACTGCGACAGCGCACCACCGGCAACACCGCCAAAGTTGGTAAGCGCAGTTTGCGCCGCCTGCTGCATCGGCGACGGAGCGGCAGCAACCTGAGCGGCAGTCAAATCACGCCCGTACATTCTGGCCTGCTGTTCTTGAATCGCTCCGATCCGTTGAGCGGGTGTGATGAACATGCTGCTCACTGAGAACGGTTGAGCCATGCCAAACGTGCGCTGCTGCTGGATGAAGTTCTGAGCTTGGGCAAGACCTTGATTTTGGATCTGCATTGATGTCAGACCCAAGTCGCGCGCAGTAAGCGAACGACCAAATCCAGAGCCAGCACCGAATCCTCCAGACAAAGCTCGTCCAGCAGTCGAGCGTTGAACCTGAGCGGAAACCTCGGGCGAAAGCTCACCGCGCAACGCTGCGCCGATATTCTGCCCAGCCTGCTGAACGATCTGGTCATAGCCTGGAATCGCACGGCGAAGCTGAGTTTCAAGCAATGACTGTTCGGCTGCTGTCGTCCGCTGAGCAAGTTGGGTGGCAGGTTCAAGCGAAGCAATGTTCTGCTGAATTGCCTGTTGCTGCTCACGCGCAAAATCAATCGGCTTCAGCTCAGGAACCTTCGGCTTACGTCCGCCGAAAAGCCCACCGAGCAAGCTCCCAACGCCGGAGATTGCCGCTCCGCCCAAAATTGCCGTTCCCGGGTCGATCATAAATTATCCTTTAGGTTCAGAACCATTGCGAAAACCCTCCGCCATTCAATCCGACGCCAACCATTCGGATGGTTGCCACAGCGTCACCCAAATACTGCATCGTCTGCTCCTGCACAGCTTGAACAGCTTTAGCTTCGTAGGCCACTGCTTCCTGAATCAAATCGTTCTCCTCCTTGCGAATCGCCATGACCATCAGCTTGATGGCGTCGGGACACGGGGGAATGAGGTAGTCATTCACGCTCGTCGCGTTGATATGACGCATCTTCGCCATCACCGTTACCGGCTTGTCCTCCTCGTTGTTGCAACGATCAGCGAGGTAACTGCGACGATACTGCGGCAAAGTTTCATCAGGGTCGTAAACTGCCAGATCCAACTCTAGCAGCGTCGTCGCATCGTACTCGTACAAACGGCTTGCCGTGTTCGTGGCTTCGCGGATGACGCCGGTCAGAGTGGTGAACTTCTTGGTC